TCTGTGTCTACAACAGGTGGTTTTTTATCATCAGCCCAAGAAAACTTTACTAAATATTTTCCAGCTTCTACCTCTTCCCAGGGTTCAGGTTTTAATGTAGATCTCTTTGGATTCTTAAGTTTTGATTCTGCCCATTTTAGACAGTCTTCTCTTTCTTTTTCAAGAGCATCTACAATATCAGATCCTACAACTGCTCTTAATGTATATCCAAATTTACTTGGCTTTAGGATGGATTGAAAACCAGTTAGTGTGACTGGTTCTTTGGTTAAGTGGATGTTTCTAGCCATTAACAAAAAAAATAAGTGGAATTAATTACTTCTGAGGGAACTAAGTCCCCGATTATGGGTGGTTCAGACTCTGCATTGATAGCCTCTGCAAAATCATTTAAGTAGTCATGCTCTGCAAATAAATGCATATAGACTTTTCTAACTTTCTTTGACAACTCAGTCATATCAGTGGCTCTACATAAGACACTGTCATGTATAAGTGCTATCGGTTTATCAAATTTATCAACTGTAAAGTGCAGGGTATTTGCATCTAATGAATGAATTAGGTTAGGAGCTGTACCATTTTTGTGACCAGCTAAATCAACTTTGTTGGTGTCATTAGTGGCTACGTTTATTTGACATCTTCCTAACAACTTCATCTTTATTTCGATAACTTCTTTCTTCATGTATCTTTGTGAAACCACAAAGCCTGAAGGAGTTACCCATTGCACTTTCTCTCCTCGTTTAATAGTCTTAGCTATTTCCTTTTCTATCCAACGCATTACAGCCATTGGTCCAGGTACAACGTGTTCCATTGCATCCCTTACAGCTTTAACTGTTTGAGTTAGATCTTCCTTCGTTATCTCTACACCTTTTTCTTTAAGAGCATCTCTAATGTATGTTCTATTACTAAAAGGTTTTGCATTATAAGGAATAGTCATTACCGTTCTTTTAGTACATTTCCTATCCCAGTGTTCATGCAAAATAACAGGTATATTAGGCTTCGATTTCTCAGCAACAATCTTGTATGCATCTACAGGTTTATCTGTAGGTAATACATTGCACAACATCGCAGCTGATTTATCTCTAGCTAATCCAGATAGAATCTGTATGCCAGACGCAGTTGCATCAATAGCAATCATCAGGCGTGTTTCCTGACGATCTTTTTCAATAATGCAGTGATACATCTCATCACATGCAGCAAGGAATTGCCAGGGTTCTTCAACACCTTCCCATTCGTGTCTGCTGCCTATTGGATCAGTAGCTATTTTTGTAATTAACGAGTAATTATCTTTTGCCCATTGCAGTCGTTCTGTAATGGTCGCCTTATCTAAACCGTATGTAGTAGCAACTTGAAACATGATCCATTTTTCAGATTCATCTGTCAGTTTTGCCGCATCTGCAAAAGTTAAGAGTGACTTTCCAAAGTCCGTATCTTGAGGAGTTAAGTAAGCGGGGATAGGGTAGCATCTCCCACGCCAATCAAAATTCCAAGGTAGAAAGAAACGATCTCTATCTTTAAATAATTTAGCCGCTTCCATTTGCTTGCGTGTTCTTACGCTTTTCTTAAATACAAGTGCTTGTTTATTACGAGCCTCTGCTGCTTCTCTACAATATGCTTTTTTAAGTTCTGGATTTTCCATATCCAGTGGTTTAGTTGGCATTGGTATGTCAACAATTGGTATAAACTTTCCAACTGCTATACCTCTCTTCTGCAATGTTTCAGCCACATCCACTATAAATGGATTGAGAGTGTAAGCAACCTTCTGTATATGATTGAGAAAAGCTAGTGGTGTTTCTCCCTGTATACGTGAGTGGTCGCCCCTCCGAACTAAATCATGGCCATGCATG